TGCGCTCTGCGCCAATCCTCCATTGTGAGTTTGTTACGCACCAATATGTCTTGAACTTGCTTCATACCTAAAGCAAACTCATTCGCACTACCACCGGACGCATCAACCGCCCGTCCTAAGTTTTGAATAATAAACCGGGCTTCAGCAGCCGTTTTCCCCATTGACTGCAAACCAATACTCGCCTGAACAGTCTCGGTAAAGCCAAGACCAGGAGTTTTCGCTACCTCTACAAGTTTATCCATCTCCATCCGCGCCATTGGGACAGTCTTGCCCATTGTCGCAGCAAGACCGCGCTCCATCTTGTCAAGGTCAGCACCAAACTTCAACGCCGCAGCTCCAGCAGCAAGTAGGGGAAGTGTTATCGCATTAGTGAACTCAGTCCCGATAATACTCATCCTACGCCCCTGTCGAACAAGCCTCTTTGACACTTCCTCCATCTTGGAATGAAACTTGGTAGTGTCAGCACTAACCTTAATAAGAACTTCCCCGATCTTTTTACTCATGCCTAGCTTTTAGCCCAATCTTTATTGGAGTGTATTCTTTCAGGAGTCAATTCAACCATTTCCCTTTTGCGCTTGCCCATCTCAACCAATCTGTCCCACTCAGGAGGACGCTCGGTAGCGACTTCCATTGTTGCCATTTTGCGATCCCAGGGAAGGTCTATATGGAATGGCTTTTTATAGTTTCCGGCAGACGATAAGATTTTCACCACCAATCGCTCCCACTCCATCCTCGACCTCGTTTCCTTGTGCTTATGATGAAAGTGTACCTGGACAGCAATCTGCATATCCACATAAGTAGCTTTCTCAAAGTCTGAAGGAGTCCACCCTAAGACACCCATGCAGATCCCGTAGAGTTCAAAAAAGGTTAGGGGGTTGCCCCCTTCACCTTCTTTTTTTTTGACTCCTCCTCAATAGCCTTTAATGCCTTATCAGCTTTATCGGCCTCCTTTAAGGAACATTCAGAAAAGAACTCAGCAGCAGCAGCAAAACCATCCTCATCCTCACTACACGCAGCAATGAAGTCCGTCAGGTTGTTGATATAAAACTGCTGGTTCTTATCCAACGCAGCTTGTCTGAACATTGAGAATATCAACGCATACAATTCATACGCATCGAAATCCCGTTTATGCAAAAAGTGATCTTGGCTTTCCCCGACCTCTCTTGCAGCCCTCATCCATGCGGAAACCGCAAAAACGATTGGCCTTTCCTCTCCTTGAAAACTTACTGTTGACTTGTAAACCATATCCGTATTGTTTTTGTGTTTATACTGTTGCTGCTTCTGTGATTGCTCCAGTACCCTCGAAGTTCACATCATACACAACATTATCATTTGACCCGGCTGAGTTCAAATTGATATTTGTGATGTAAGCACTTCCTGAATACTCGATGTCACCAGCCTCAGATGACCCCCACAAGACCGTTACTGTGGTTCTGCCACTCAATGCTGCAAAAGCGTCCTCTGCACTCCAGGAGGAGTTTGGAACGTACATCGCAGATGCCGAAATTGACCATGAAAGACCAGCCTCAAGCCTTGCAGCCCACGCCCCTGTCGTTTTGTTTGAGACATCTCTTGTCTCTCCAGCGATGGTTATAGACCCATCGGTTATTTGTGCAATAAGAGTCCCACCTACATAGACTCCAGCTACACTACTGTTCATTACTGCTGTTGTTGCCATTTAACCTAGTTTATATTGGGGTTGCCGCCCCGTTAATAATTATTCTTCCTCGTCACTATTGAATTTCACGCAAAAGATGTAACCCCCGGCACACAACTCTGCCCTTAAAGGGGATCGAACCACCATCTTTGTGCCAGCCCGTTTTATCCTCCCACTAGGAGAAACCCAATCCTTTATCAATGTCACCTCCATTACAATGTCTCTTTTATGTACTTCACCCAATAATAACTCTGAGTCACCGTACCTGGTAGGTCAACTTGCCATGTGGTTGCCCCGTCTGAAGTTGGGGTTGTCCTCATAATGAAGCAATTACCAGCATCAACCTCAATAGATGTCCAATCCAGTATCGACCACCCTTTCAATATCCCCGTCAGGTCAGTTTGCCCCGTAGAAGCACCTAAGTCAATGGTTATCTCATATACCGTATATCGCTCTCCCCCGACCAACCATTTCTCCTTACTGATCTGCTCTGTTGTTGAATAACTAATCATCCTACCAAATTCTACTCTTGATGTAATAAAGTGTCACCCACGCTTCTGCCGAATATGCTTGTGCAGACCAAAAACTATCCCCTCCGAAGTCAGCCCCAAGTACATAGGTGTTTGGAGTGAATATGCCGAATGGTTCATGCACTAATGGGTGCATTGACCCGGACAACTTGAACAGCAACTCATACTTTATAACTGTGCGCTGCCAATCAGAATCCGTAAACAAAATTCCTGAACCTGCATACGTCCTCTTGTAGATCGTACTCCCATCAATCCATGTAGCCCCCGTATTCACTTCGTCCGTAATGTAGTTGGCAACTATGTCGTTTTTAACCCTAACCTTAAACTCAATAGAATACCTAGATACGTCACGATCAAACAAAATATCAGCATCCAAAACCTCCTCCTCAATAGAGATCCCGTCAAGGTACTCCCCATTAATCTCTCCTGGAGGATATTGGTCCACCACACGCCTTAACTCACTCCCTACTGTCGATGCGTTTATAATATCCTTTGCATACACATCGACCTGAACCCAATAACTATCAACCGTTGACTGTGCATCCTTAGTAGTGGCATACATAGTCTCTGTAATGAAAAACCGGATCTTTGTGTCTGACGTATTCCCTTGTGGTATCTCCCCAAAGAAAATATCATTAGCACTCACTACATCAGTAATCGCCGGATCATTGCGAAGGATATACCCTAATATTTTTGCAGCTCGTATCAAACTTTAGTCAACGCAGTTTTTACATACTTTTTCATACTGGAGATCAGCTTCGCCTTTGCAGCATCGCCAAATCCAGCCATTGTTGCTTTCACATACGGTCTAGGACGCATCTTCTTTGTCCCGAAATTCACCATCAAGGCATAAAACCCATCAGCATCCCTTCTGCTTCTGTGTGCAGTACCCTTTGCGCGATCAAAAAGCATCCTCGGCCCTACGAATATCCCATCAGACTTCCGAAACCCCTTGAACATTCTAATGCTGCGCCTCAAATTCCCTCGGTAGTACGCAACCTTACCCCTCTTTTTACTATACATATAGTGAGGATTAGGAGCGTTTGAGGACAATACAGGCACAACTGATTCCATACCGTCCTGGAGTATCTTCGCTGAAGGAGTCAACATATCATTCCACGCCTTACGCTTCCCTCTGCCATTCAACTCCCTTTGGAGTTTCTTTATTGACTTTTGAGTTAAGGCCATTGACTGCTTATCGACTACAAATACCCCCTTCGCCATCAGTCCTTCAATTCTGTGACAATCTCCCAATACTGATTCCTCCCCAAGTCCTTGTTGATAGCCACAATGTCAAACTCCTCTGAACTGCCTACAATCTTTATCACACTAGACTTGGATATAGTGTACTCCCTCGGAACACGTATCGTAAACATGACCTTTTGAAATGCCGTTTGCTGCGCTGCCACAATCCTCTCCACTTGCTTAGTGGACATATACAAGACATTCGCGTAAACTGTCGCTACGAGACTCAATGTACTTGTAGGGGAAAAATCCTCTGCATCCGTCACAACAGAATTATACACCTCGATCTTTGAGTCAAGCCTTTTCCGCGTCTTGTTTCTTAATGGCATCCTAGAACTCCTTTAACCGCATTGCTGACAGATAAGACTTCGCCTTAGTTGTCATATTTCTTTTGATTGACTCGTCCATTGGGTTATCGTACATCTCCGCAACCCGGAAGTAGACATATTCAATCGGTCGTGTATCTGTGATCGTTTCTACACCAGCATCAAACGAAATAACAATAGCGTCCGGTCGATCATAAGTCTGAGGGAATGTAAACCCTTCAATAAATACAACCTTGCTGTCCTCAGACAGAAAATAGTTAGACGCATCAACTGTCGTTAGTACGTTCGATCCGTTATAGTATTTGACTGAATTAATCTCCGCAATAGGAAGGTATTTCAGCATAATAGGGTCGTTAAAGTCACCCTGAGTTACTTGCCAAGTTGTAGTAAGTAGTGTACGGCGCAAATATGCTTCGACCTCATGTTGAGCTGACGTTATCATCCTTGCGATCATAGTGTCATGATCGGTAAATGTAGCCTCAACACCTAATGATAGCTTCATGTCTGCCGTAGCCACTACTTGACTACTATTTGCTGTCCTCTTGTATGTCTGCACTCTTGCTTTTTGTACTCTTGACCTTTTCAGCCTTCCCGTTGTCGATCAGCCACTTAGCTTGAGTAGTGGGAATGTCATAGACACCCCCACTAACCCACTTCACTTTTGGCCCGACAAGAGTTTTAAGAACCCTCACCTTCATAACTCTATGCGTGAACTAGACTCTTTAGTGCTTTTGAGTCAAGCAACTCACCGTCCATTCTAGCAAAGGCAAAGAACCCTACTGAACGATTAGCAGCATACAACTCATTCAAGCGAACCATCTGAATCCCCTTTACAAGTCTCACGCAGTATTTTTGGAAATCACCGTACAGAACGGAGATATTACCAGTACCAATGCTTGCCATGTCGTTGTTGATAACGTAAGGCACTCCATCAATACGGTCAGGTTCTCCCTCTCTCATGGATGGTGACCACAATGGACGATCATCAGCACTCCCAACTGTTAGCTTCTTGATAGCTGCCAACGTAGAGTCACTGAACATCAGTCTTGACCCTGGAGAATTGCGATAAGCAATGTCTACTGAATGAATCAAGTCAATAAGATCATCACGATCCAATGCAGAAGCAGCAGCAGTCACGCCGGATGCTGTTGCAGCAGTCACTACTCCGTTTGGCTGCGCTGTGCCAGTACCAGTTGTCAGGTACGTGTTGAACACTCGCCCAAGTCTCTCTGAGACAATAGCCGAAACCTCAGAAGGAACGTTGTACGCGGAATCATTCAGAAGCTCCCAAGAGACTTTGATGATATTTGATGTGAAACCGTAGTCATTCAGCAACTTTTCGGTTGTTGCAAAATCCTGAACAGTATCAGCAGCAGCCTCCGCGATCAATGCCCCGGTATTTGACGTATCATCATAGCCAGGAACATGGTACGTCCCTCCTTTGTCAGTTGTGAGTATCTTGGCACTCTGAAGAACACCACCGTAGTATTTCATACCTCGGATAATGTCATTTGCCCACGCTTCAGGAACGAAATACCCACCAAGAGCATCAGTCCCAACGACCTGGGTACTTGTACCCCTTCGCTCATAAAGGCTTGAAAGAGTACGCAGTTCGTCTTGTGAGAGCATTTTCTCACCACCCTTAACGTACTTCTCAAAGACCTCTGCATGACGCTTCTCAAGGTCTACCTCTTTTTGAGACTTGTTCACCTTCCGCACCTCAATCACTTCAGCCGCTTTAGCTAGTGCCTCGTCAGTACGCTTGTTGCTTGCCCGGATCTCATCAATCTCAGCCGTATAAGCCTTGAAATCCTCATTTGCCTTGTCAAACTTGACAGATTCATCAGAAGTCCATGCCCGACCTTCAGCATTAGCCTTTATGTCGTTCATTTCCTGAAAAACCTTGCCACGAAGTTCGAGAATTTGGCCCTCTGTCCTTTTCTCTGCCATCTTAACCTAGTTTTATGGGGTTGCCGCCCCGTTTACATAAAAATCAATTCTATCCTAACGCAATAGTGGCTTCCGCAATCTTTATTGCCGAATCTGCCCTCTTTGCGTCTATATCCGCTTGTTTTGCCGTTTCCTTTGTCTCTTGTTGCTCCTGGAGTGACCTTTTAGCAACACTTGTGTCTTGGTATGCTGGAAAAGTAACCGGAGAAACGTCAAATAACCTCTCCAGTTTCTTAATCACCCGTACTTCCTTTCCGTCCCTTGTTTCCCAATCAGCATCCTTTACCCTAAATCCGAAGCTCGATTGGTCTATATCGCCCCTCTCAAGACTCTTTTTAAGATCATTCCCATACGTTGTGTCAGGAATCAACGCCCGATATTTCAGCCCAATGTCATCAACAACCAATGAAAGAGTCCCTGACTTTGACCTCCCAATAATTTTCTCCGGGTTGTGGTCGATCAATGCACGAACATCATCACCCAAAACGTCATCAAACGCCCCTGTTGCAATCGTTTCTTCCCATCCTCCAAAATCCTCTGACCTCGTATCGAATTTTGCAGCATAACCCTCAACATAGTTTCCGCTATCGTCAGAAACCATACGTGCCTCGTAATTGACTGCTCTGCGCTCGTAATTCTTATCCATCTTGGTCATCACTATCATTTTGTTCGCTCAAATCATCAGCAGCAACCGGAATCTTTGGGGTTGCCCTTTGGTCAATCATTTCGTCAACCCTATCCAATGGAGCGTAGTTATTAATTTGAATCCACCTACGACTACCGCCCTCGTAAGGGGGCATATTGATCTGTGACCGCATTTCATTCCCGGTCATCGCTGTCACATTGAACATCTTAATCCATAAGTCACCCATTGTGTCAAGATCCCCACGCAAAAGCCCCATCATATCAAAGCGAACAAAGTATTTGCCCCTCTCATTCTCATTAAAGAGCTTTCGATTAAACTCAGTCTCAACCCTACGAACCCAGGGAGTAAGTGTGTGCTTTATGAAGTGAAGCCCCATGTGTTCCACATTGTCCCATGTAGCCCTTTCCATCTCATTAAGCATGAAAACTGGAACGCCAAAAATGTTAGCAATGTCAATAGAACTCCTTTGCCTCGACCCTAACCATTCTGCATCAGCCGGGTTAAGTGAAATTGGCTGGAACTTTGTACCGCCCTCAAGGATTGCAGTCTTACCAGCATTAGCCGGACCGGAATACGCAGCCCTCCATGAGTCCCTTAGTCGATTATAGGCATCATCGTCCAACTCCCCCTCAACGGTCAATGCCCCCGAGACAGAAGCCCCGTTTTGATAAAAGTTCTTCCCATACTCCTTTGAGGACTTGTCCATCAAAAGCGTTTGCCGATGCACCTCTACTGGAGAAAACCCTACAACCCCATTAAACCCAAGTCCAGGCACATGAATGATCTTCTCTGACCGGATTTTATCTTTGTACCCGTCAATCTTGTAGAGCAAATAGTCATCCGCTATGGTGATTGACTCAACCGCGCCCGGACTAATCACCCTTAGTGCTTTGACTCTACCACTTTTCTCATCAACCTCCTTAATCGCATAAAAATTACCCTCAGTATTGCAATGAGTCATAATCTGCTCAAAGAACACAAATGGGGTCTGTATTGGATTGGGGGAAGTAGAGAGGATATTATTGAGATAATGGTCTGCCCGGACCATCATACCCTCATCGTCATATTTGTAAACCGCAATAGGAAGTGTCGCAAAAGACTCTCCTAGAACTCGAATCGCCCTCCATGCAGCAGTCAGGGAAAACAGATCGTCCGTTTCAAACGAACCATCGACACCTCCTGAACCAAAGAAGTCCATAAAGCGTGAAACCGGACTCTTGCCACTCTCATTGATCGTGACAGCACGTTTCTCACCACTAAAGAGCTTGCCTAGACTATAAAAGGGATTCAATAAATAGGTTTTTGCAACGGAATAGTCACAAAATCGCGCTAAATCACCGCTTTAACAGTTTTTTAGCTAACTGGTGTGTTAACTATTTATTACATTTGACATGAACAGTTGTTAGATGCTGTTTAATGTTTTAACGGGTAGCCAATTTGGTCGCCCGTTTTTTTCTACACCTTATCGCCTTGTAAGTATTGTGGTTCTTATAGCGTCTTGAGCCACTTTTCTTTTTGTGCATCCTCTCAGCCAAATCATAAGCCTCGCGCCCCGAAGCCCCCACGATCTGAGTACACTTCTCATATAACTTGTCAAATTCTGTCATACCGTCCTTATTCCTCTATGTTGATACGGATGCTTCTTTGCTTTCCAGGTGTGCATACCCCCTAACGCCATGACAACTGCTACCATACCGTCCACCTTCTTATGCTCCTTCTTCTTTGAGATTTTAATGTACCCCTCCGCACTCCTGATGATCTCTACATTCGCGTTCATCCATCTCAAAACCGGATGCCCGTAGTGAATTAACTTCCTGTCATGTACCAAATCCTCCAGCTCCCTAGTGGGAGTGTTCATCGTTCTCATGTACTGATTGAATCTCTCCATCTTGAACCCCTTTGATGTAAGGTCATTTGCCAAGTGAGATGCATTGTGAGGATCATAGTCAATTCTCTTGATCTTGAAATGCTCCCTCAAGTCATCCAACTCTTTAATGATGTAAGAGTAGTCCGTTACGTTCCCTGGAGTGATAGTTAAATGCCCCTCAGAACCCCAACGTATGTAATTATCCCCTTGCTCTTGTCGCTTCTTTGCCGTTTCCTCAGAACACCAAAATTTCATCAAAACATGATACTCACCGTCACACTCGTCAGGATCAAACACAATAGCAGCAGCAGTCAAGTCCTGAGTCTGCCCAAGATCCATCCCTATCACCGCAGTCTTGCCCTTGAAATAATCAAAGTCCAATTCCCTATCACCCTCCATCCACACATCGTCCGGTAGCCATGTCTCTGAGCTAGAACACCAAATGTTGAGATTCTTAGTCTTGAAGTCAACCTCTGCCGTTCCCCCTAAATTCTTCGCCTTTGTGTATAGTGGTAATAGGTTCTCTAGTTTCGGACTCTGCCCAAGCCCCGGATTAGCCTTAACCCATGTGTCTGAATTATTCCAATCATCATCCTCGTCTAACGTGAATACAATGGCAAACAACCTCTCTGCTTGCTTAATGCCCTCCAGGACTTTAGTAACTACATTCTCCCTGAAGTAGTAGCATGGGCCATCCAAGTTAAACCCAGCTGTTGTGATCTGAAAGAGTAGTGAGTTTTGTCTTGATACAGAACTGTTCTCAAGGTTGTCATTAAGCCCCGATGTCTTATGAGCATGAAACTCGTCTACGATGGAAAAGTGACTATCAACTCCGTCAAGCGAATTGTGATCTGAAGATAGTGGGGATATATACGAAGCAGTTTCCTCGCAGTAAACCCTATGTTGGTTAATGTCCACCAGCTTCCTTATTCCAGGGCTGTCCTCACGCAAAAACTTCAACATTGTCTTTGCTGGTTGGAAAACATACATCGCTTGATCCCTCTTTGTCGCAGCAGAATGACATTGCGCCCCGTATTCATTGTCGAATAAGAACCCAAGTATCATTATTGCAGCAGCAAACTCACTCTTGCCTGACTTCTTTGCTGTTTCGACATAGGCTTTTCTGAACCGCCTAAACCCCGTTTCCTTATGCACCCACCCAAAAATGCAATGAAGGATAAATGCTTGCCAATCCTGGAGCATGAAATGTTTACGGGCAAACTCCCGTCCCTTCGTGTGACGAAGTAGCTTGATTATCGAAACCGCCCTGTCAGCCTTTTTCTCGTCAAACGTCCACTCCCAATCCTCACGCTTCAAGTCATTAACGTGCCTCTCGACCGCAAGCCTTACCCACTTGCAAGTAACAAGCTCACCACTTAAAACCCCCTCAATGTACCTCTCCGCTTGTCTCAGATCAACCAGCTTTAAGCACTTCCAAGATGGAGTCCTTACCTCCCGATGCACCGTCCTTAAAAGCAATCATCGCCTGACGAGCCTTGAACCCAATCCCTAACTGGTCAAACATCGCAAAGCATTGTTTTTGCGCATCCCTCGCAATAGAAATTTCAGGAGCGATCTGCCTGGACCCTCCCTTGAATGTTTGGACCGGATTAAAGTCAGGGTCAGAAATCTTCTTTGCTTGAGTCTCAAACTGCTCAAGCCAAAATGCAGCCATTGACAGCAGAAACCTATCAGCCTCGTAAGCATCCTCAGTCTTATGGACATGATCTTTCAGATACTTGAAGATGACTTTAGCCCTCTCATTTAGATAAGGCAATGGATATAAAGCATCGCGCCGCTTCTTAGTCTCGTTACGCCTGTCTGCTCGATCAGTCCCGGCTAAACGCTTCTCACTTTCGCTTTTCAAACCTAATCTTTATTGGTTAACGGTAAAGTTAACAAAAAACATCACTACTTCAACCTTTACTTTAATCGAATTACATAACTACTTGATTATCAATACATATAGCTATACCATACCCCCCTTTGAATCATGCCACGAAATCGGTGCAGC